TCTATTTCCTCATAAAGTGAATCAACAACTATTACAGTTATTGATGCTGCTCCCTGAAAACTATTTCTTATATAAGCACTTGCATTATAATAATAAGTACCCGTTGAAGTTGGAGATAAACTCCAATATTGAGTATAAAGTCCTATTGTGTTATTTGTAATCCATGCAGGTAAAGTACTATTAATTATAAGCTGTTCACCATTTGGAAAAAGTCCATCACTTCCAAAAGATACTTGAGTTGTTTTATTTTTCTCAACTCTAATTACTCTATCGTATTTGTTATAAACTATTCCTGCATTGTTATAAACTAAAGGTGGTGGTGGTTCGACTACATTTAAAGTCCATCCATTGCCTATAAATCTTCCCCTTGTTAAATCATTTTTAAAAAAGAACCCTACTAATTTTAAAAAGTAAGTTCCTGCAGTATCAATTTTTATTTTACATTCTTTGATGTAATCTGTTCCGTTTTGTAAACTTTCAGGATATTGAGCAGCATCATAACTTAAAGGATAGTTTAACGTGTTTATATTTTGTGTTTGTGTTATTGTTAACCAGTTAGGTAATTGTGAAGGCGTGTTGCCTTCATACATAGCACCAACAACGTAATTAACTTCATAATCTAAATAGAAATCTAATAATGGCTCGTAACCATAAACATAAATTTGATTTAAATCAAAAGTTAATTCCTGTCCTTTTATTAAGTTAAATGTTCTGTCTTGATACATTTCAAAGTAGTTACTATTCTATATTTAAAATGAAATTATTCTATATTTAATATTGTATTTTATAGTGCCAGAACCTCCAGAAATAGCAGCATCACAATATAATTTAATTGGTTTATTTTCTATTGAAGTAGAATATAATTTAATTTGAACGCCTGTATTTGTTTGCCACGCATTATTAGAGCCAGTTAATCGAACATCATCTATTAAACCTGTAATTCTTTGATTAACATCTGTTTCATCATAAGTAGTCCAAATTTCCCCTGTTGTTGTATAAGCAGGCGCAATATATGTAAACTTTGTTGTTACAGATTCTACTAAAATCATTTTATTTGCTCCAGGTGCTGCAATTATTTGTATTGCTGTAGTATCTAAACCATTAATTTGTGCAGATGTTAAGCTTCCGTCTATTTCATATATTGGTAAAGTTTGCCAAGTTTTATCACCTCTCCAATATTGTGAAGTAGTTCCTGCTGTAATTAAATTTTCGTAGGAATCAGTAATATCATTTACTACTGTTCTTACATCGTTAGCTGAAATATCACCGCTTGTATTGTCAGCCAATAAAGTTGAAATTTCGCTTAATATCTGTGCTTTTGTTTTTACTGCCATTTTGTAATTATGTTATATCAAAACCTTGTGAAAATTGATTTGTTTGGAAAGCATTATTAAATCCTGCAACTGCTTGGTCGTATCCGTTAAATGCTTTTAATTTAGGGTAACCGCCGTCAAAAATTGTAAAAAAAGTATTTCCACATCCCCATAATAATTGTTCATCTACATTTGTAAGTGGTAAACCATTTGATAAATAAACAGCGTTTAATTCATCCGTTGGAATACTTGAATTAAGCACTAAACAATAATCTGTTTCTTGGTCATCCCAAAGTATTCTAAAGGCATTAAATACGCTAAAATCATAATCCTGAGTTAATACGGGTGCTTCAATCGTGAAACACTTTTGTACTAAACCTTTTATGTTTACTTGTATTTGATAACTTGAATTATAAATATAAGTGAATGTTGTTACTAAGGTATAAGGTAATGCTGCATCGAATTGTTCACCAGTATCAAAACCTTTGTATAATTGGAATTGTGGTAACCTTAGTGACTTAATATAAACAGTTCCCGTTATATTTGCTGTAAAGTCGTAGTCAATAACTACTGAACTATTTGTCGAACTTAATACTCTATGCTTTCCTGAATAAATACCAGTGTCAATCCAAATATATTCGTTTTTAGATGGGTTTATATCCCACGTATAATAAAGATTGATTTGTGTTTTTCCAGTTCCAACACTTGAAGCTATTTGCTCAGTTGCTGAAAATACTTGGTACTGTTTAAAATCAAATGTGAATATAATATCGGAATAAGCAGCATTCCAAAGATAGTCAGGTGCATCTGTTAAATATACGTTTGTTGCCATTATCCTAAGTCCTTTTTAAATTCGGCTGCAATATCCGCTTCTATTTGTTTTGTAAATTTATCATTAAAATCCTTTACCATCTCTTGTGTTATTACATTATCTAATAAACCAGTGTTCTTTTTGCCACTAAATAAATAAATTGAGTTTCCCTCTCTATGTATTTTGCGACTGATTAAATAGGCTAATTGATTTTCGGAAATATCGCTTTGTATTCCTTTGTCTTTAATCCATTGTTTTATTTTATCCTTTACAGTTCCACTCCCTGACTTTGTTGTCGGTGCTCTTCCATAAATAGAAAAATAAATATAATCTTCACCCCAAATAATTAATTGACTATCTGTTATTTCATAACGTAATGTATTTGCTAATTTACCACTTGCACTTACTGGAGCAGAAAAACTTTTTTCAATTCGTTTTCCTTGTTCGTACCTTACCGACTTTCGTTGTATTGGCTTAGTCTTTAAAACAATTCTTAAATCTTCAATTATCTTTTTAGCAAATTGTTCAATTAATACTTGTTGGCTTAAAGTTAGCATTGATTAGGCTCAATTATTGTCATGGTTAATAAAACACCAGTCATAACACCTTTAATTCTATAAACGGGCTGTAAAGTAAATGTTCCTGAAATTGAATAAGTATAATTATCCAAAAAGTAATTTAACCACGCAATAGCTTCAGTTTCCATTTGTGCAATCTTTTCTTCCATTGACAATTGGCTTTCCTCATTTATAACCTCATCGCTTTCACTATCAGGCTCATCCTGTGTTAAGAAACCAATTACAATTGCATCCGTCTTATATTGGTCTGTAATGCCTATTGTTTTTGTGATAGGCTCTAAATAAACAAACGTACCAATATTAAGTTCCTTTGCAGAATCTAAAGCAGTATCTGAACTTCTACCATGTACGAATAAAGGGTTTGTTAATGAAGGGCAATTGTTTACTGATTCTCTAATATTTTGAATTATAGTCATAGCTTAGTTAATATTTCTTTTACTTCATTCCAGTATTTTTCATTTTCCGTTTCTTTCAATATCTCTTCAATGGCTAAAATACTACATTTAATAGCTTCCTCTTTGCTCCTTATTACAGTATTAATATAAAACTTTCCAATAAGATAAAAGGCACATTCTGTTGGATTCATTTTTGTTTCATTAATTCACGTTCGTAATCTGATTTTAATTTATCATAAAGCAATAAATGGTAAACAACTCTTGTTGGCTGTTTTAATACTTCATCAATTGTACTTCCTAAAGCACCCCTTCGTGCTAATTCAACGTAAGTACCGAAGCTTCCGAATCTGTCGAGTCGTTCAACCCCTGCCCTGATGCTTTTTTCATCTTTGCTGCTTTCGTTAAGTTCATCGTACTGGCTGTAGAAACTATCCATTGCTTTAAAAAAAAATCAACCGTTCCAATTATTTCAGCAAAAGGTTGTTCGCTTATATCGTCACCAGTTAGCATTTTTATTACTTCGGGTGCCAAATCTAAAAAGTTGCTTTCTTTATTATTTGAAATATATTGCCTTACTTTTTCAGTATCACCATAGGGCAAAGAGCCATAATCAACTGACTTGTATTTTTCCAATACTTCAGTATTTTCCATTATTGAAACATCTTCAATAAAATTTACACAATTATAAAGGGTAGCAACTGACTTATTTTGTAAGTTGTTTAATGTTTCTAAATCAATGCCAATTAATAAACATAAAGCATTGTCAGGCTCTTTTTCCTTTATTACTTTAATTGCTGTTTTGTAAGGTACATCATACCATGTTGTTGGTATATCGTACACCGTTCCTTTTATTTCCGCTTTTATCATGTGTATTTATTCTTTCCAAAGTTAGCAATTTTCGGCTTCATAAATGTAATTTGTGGTTCTTTCCAAGTATGAATGCAATATCTTAAAGCATCGCATCCGTCATCCATAGTTTTTATTGGCTCTTCCAACATTTTTTCGTTCCTATCTTTTTTCCATGAATACGACCTTAGTTCCTTAATTAAATCAACTGAACTTTCATGTATGTAAAGTTCTTTTGATTTAACGCTATCTATTCCCTTTTTAACATCTTTATTTGCATCTTTAATATTAAACCCTGCTAAATATATTTCACGTATGCTTTCAGGCCTTGAATAGTCAGCAAATATTTCAGCACTTCGGTTAATGTTAAGTTGCTTTAATAGTTCAATTAGTTGTTGGTTAGTTAAATGGCTTTCATAAATAAGTTGTTCCGCATAAAACTTACCATCATGTTCAGTAACCTTAACTAATGCTGTTGGGTGATTGTACCCAAAGTCAAGTCCGTATGCCACGTTACCTTCAGGAATGTTTTTTGTTTGTCTCCAATGAGTAAAAATTAAACTTTCACTAAAACCGAGTTCACCCTCACCGAATACTCGCCACCAGTTTAAATCTGTATACCTTCTACTTTCAATTGATTTAACTATATTGGAATCTAAGTATGGATTATCTTTGTATGTGGACTTAATAAAGGTATGTTCTATTTCAGGCTTTAAAAGGTATTCGTGTACCCAAAACTCGTGAGAAGGATTGTAGTCTAAATAAATTTGATTCTTTGTTCTTACTTCCAACTGATTGTATGTTTCAAAGCTTACATTATTACACTCATTAATAAATAGGTAATCACGTCTTGCACCTCTTACTTTGTCCCCGTTATCTGCACTAAAAAATTCAATCATTGAATCACCAACATGATAAATGTTTCCTGACTTGTTATGATTTTTTTCTGTATAGATGCCTTCCTTTTTTATTATGTTAAAAAAATCACGCATTGCACCTCTTTTTAAATGTGGCAAAGTTTCACTTACTATTGAAATATGAGTTCCTTGCTTTTTAAAGGCTATTAAAAAAAGTAATTGAAGTGTTGAATAGGTTTTACTGGATGAAGTACCACCTTGACTTATTATAAGTCGAGTATTTGCTTTTAAAAGTTTACTAAATACATTTGTTGTGTTCAAAGTTTATTTATATTATCAATATCCTCTTTGTTCACTACATTAACATTTAAACCACCGCTTAATTTAGTTTCATTATCAGTATAAGTCATTGATAATCTTTTTAACTCTTCAGGACTTGCAATTAATTTCATTAAAGCCATTTGAAGTGCAGGAGCATTTGAATTATACCATTTAGAACGCATTTTAACTTTCAATTCAGTTCGTTGCGTTTCCATTAATCCTTTTAGTTCGTTACATTCGTTACTTTCAATAGGAAAAAATTCATAAAATGTTTTTTTGGAAATAGGTAAAAAAGCAACAATATCTTCAATAAAGAATAGTTTGTGTTTTACTATTACTTCCTTTGCTTGTTCAAATATCTTTTTTCTATCGTATGCCATTTTATTTTATTTGAGCGCAGAGGTGGAATCGAACCCCTCTTTTTGACTGGATGTCAATTGTGCAACCATTACACTTTCTGCGCCTGTATTTTTTCTTTCCTGTAAAGTTATCTTTTTTCCTTTATACATTCCAGCTCCCATTTCATCTATTTTGCTAAATGGTAATGTTGGAACTGTTATTTTGCAAGTTTTGTCAATTAGGTAAATGTAGCGAAGCATATTACCAGATAAATACCTGCAACCTAATTCCTTAATCCTTCTTTTTCTTGGTAAATTTTGTGGGTTCCATTTCTTAGAAATAACAGGACTCATTCTTAATTCCAAATTAACATCCATTGTTATTGAGCCGTCTGGTAGTATTATTTGACCTTGATTTTTTGTTATTCCACATAAAAAAAAACCACTTGCCCTATATATTGTGCCGTCACCACATTGAGTTCCATCACTAAAAGACAAAACCCATTTTATGTGCGGAGCGTTCTTTTTTAATAATTTAATACTAATTGCTATACAACGGCTTTCACTATTTTTAGGCAAATAATCATCAAAAGCCATTCTATTAAGTTCTAACATTTCATTCCATAGGGAAGGTTGAACCAATGATAAAACCTTGCGCTTATCCAATGGGCTTCCATAACTCATAACGCCATGTAGTTTGCCGTCTAAAAATGCCCCAAAATGCAAAGAACTATTTTGAACTACCTTACCACTATAATGATGTTTTTTTACAAAATCATTAGCAATTTTACTTGGAATTACCTTAACAATTATTTCCTTTGCTCTGCCCATTGCATTATTATTAGATAAAGTGCGTTTCCATTCGTGTTTTCGTTGCCCATTGTTTCGCAATATTTATATTCTTCAGTTTCTTTTATATCTGCTATTGCGTTTTTTATTTGCTCTGCCTGTTCATCTGCCAAAGTAAAGGTCATTTGTTGAAATGGTGCTTTGTCTCCTTCAGGTAAACTAAAATCAGTTCCTAATTTATCAGCATCTAAATCAAAACCTGGTAAATCTAAACCCCAATTTATTAATTCTTCATTATTCCATTCATTAGCAATTGCATCCCAATCCCACTCACCAAAGCCAACATTATCTTTAATTATAAATTCATTTTGTTTTTCAATGCTCCAATCAACTATTTGCACAGGTGCTTTTTTCCATCCAGCTTCCTGCATTGCTCTTAGTCGCATATTGCCACCCAATACTATCATTCCAGTATTAACTACAATAGGGCGCACGTTTGCCATTTCAGGAAAATCTTTCAAAGATTGAACTAACTTTTTAAATTTGTCATCCTTCAAAACACGTGGATTGTTTGGATTCGGTTTAATTTCCTTAATGTTTATTTCTTTTATCATTGAGTCAAAATTAACGATAAAATTAGAAATAAGCAAAAAGCTATAAATTGGTAATTACTTTTTTTCATTTCTTTTAGCTTCAATTAGTTTCATAAATAGTTCCCAATTAAAAGTTCCTCTTACTTGGTTTGTTTGTGTTTTCTTTACCCACC